TGTCGTAGGCACTTTGAGTTGTGACCAGCAAGGGTTAGAGTCTGCGCGGAAATCGACGTAGCTATCTACTTCACCTTTAATCTCACTCATCCACATTTCTCCACCAGTAATCTTTTTGCGGAGGAACTTATTGGTAGCTCCGCTTCGGTTGAAGTCATACCTACCAGTTGTGAAGAAGGATTCAATCTGTCTAGTTCCATTCGGCCCGTAGTCATCGCCTTGTGCTGTGGTGAACTCGTAGAGGCGGTTCTTGTTATCTTTGTCGAATGAGAATCCGAATCCCCGCTTTTCACCTTGGATCAGTGCAGTCAGAAGTTGGGTTGGTCTGATGCCTGTCCATACTCCATTCCAGCGGAATGATAGTTGCGCGTCCGGTGCAGGCGTTGAGGATTGGTCGAGGTCGAGAACAACCATGCCCCTATGAAACCTGTTCAGTCCCTCTACGCCTTCTGCGCGGTAGGTCTGTGGTGAGACAGTATTGATTAGGTAGTTGTCGAAAAAGATAGTCGAAGCGAATTGCTTCATCCACGGGGTATCATTTGATACCCACTTGTTCACATCCCTTGATAGTTTACGAAGGGAGAAGTATCTATTGAACTCGGATTGGGTATTGGAATAGAACGCCCAACCATCGTGTGATCTGAACCAAAGTTCGGAGTTCACCAATGCAAGATTAGGGCTGGTGCATCCGCGCCCAAGGAGTGAGATACGCTGGATGTTTGATGTGTTCCATTGTGACCTTGGTAGAGAGACATCCATTGAGAATGCTCCGTTCCCTGTAAGGACTACAAGCTGACCTTGGCCGCGAAGGTTGTAGCCTAGCTCTGGCATGACCTTCATCCCTGTGATGTTTCCCATCATGGCTGGAGTCGAGAAAGCCCCACCTTCTGCCCAGTATCCAATCTCTGTGAAGTTCTCCGTATTCTTGGTATCCGTGAACCCACCACCATAGATGATGTCAGAAGCGTAGATTTGGTTGAACCTGTCAGAAACAAAGACTCGCCCGAAGGCATACTCCATGATCGTTCCAATCGGCATCTTTGCCAAGTATGGGTTCAGTCTGTAAGCAGGAAGCTTGACTGTTCCTGTTCCTGTTCCCCTTTGAGTGTCTGTGATCACTGCTGTGAACTTAACTCCAATCGTATTGGATGGCGCACCGATCAAGGTAAAGTTGGTAGTCCCAACTGATACAATCTCGCAGTAGTCTCCGTTTTGAATCTCACTTGCTGTCAGTGTTCCTAATACTCCATCCCATGCTATGGCATTTTGGTAGCCGTTTTGGATATACGCCCGATCTTCTGCTTGCACGAAGAATGTGTGCATCATGCCCGGATCGTTACCCTCGATAATCTTGTAGGCAAACGCCCGATTGTTTACCATCTTCAGAAAGTAGATAATCCCAGATACCGATAGCAGAATTCCATCGCTCGTTCGCAAGTTGGTTGAACGATATGGATACGCACCTTGGAAGTTACCATTCTGAATATCGTTAACGATAGTCTCGGATTCTCCGTCTCCAGCGAGAATCGGGATGTTCCGAATGCTTGGTCTTGTCCGGTTAATGCCGCCTCGGAATGTCCTATTAACCGATTCTGATACTACAGACTCTGGTAAATACGATGGATGGGTATCTGCGTCTTGCGCGATGATACTTGTGAATCCATCAAAGACTGATCCTTCTGCTGGCATTATGAGTTGACACTCTTGATTACGATAAAGCGCAATGTCAGTGCTTCAGACAAACTTCCTCCCGTGATATTGCGGATCACGATGTTAGCATTGCCTGCCGCTGGAGCCACCGCAAAGTTGTATGCACCAAGCGTTCCTCCAGAGATGTGACTTACCACAACAATGTCCGTGGCTTCGATAACTGAATTGCTCAAGTTAAAGGTAACGGCAGTAGCGGACGCGAGGGCAGCGTTATCGGTTACGATAATTCCAGTAGGACGATTCAGAGTGACAGAGTTTGTCTTTGCTCCTGCGCCTTGGGTAATCGTTCCACCTGCACCAGTATTGTATCCAATCTTGGATGAGTTACCATTAGCGAGGATCGTGCTGCTGGAAGTAATCGCGGCAGTCGATGTCGCTCCGCTCACGCTCAATGATCCAGTAGATGTAGCACCAGAAACAGTCAGTGACGATGCTGTAATAGCAAGCGTTGGAGAAAGTGAACCTACAGTCAATGCTCCAGTAGTAGTCAATGGCTGGCTACCAAGATCAACTGGGCCAGATTGAAGGACGCTATTGATAGTTGCGAACTCTACAAGACCTGTAGAATCTTTCCTCAAGACAGTTCCGCTTGCTCCGTTTGTCCAAGTCAGATTACCAGCACCATCAGTCTTCAAGACTTGTTGGGCAACTGGAGTCTGGATCGTCTTCTGACAGGCAGCAGAGTCTTCCACTACCAATCGTTTACCATTGGCAGTTGTTTCGAGTGGTTCACACAACAACGGAAACTCCGTGTCGCATGGTGGGCATGGTGTGCAGTAACTCATACGATTAGCAATCTACTGCGTCTGCGAACTCTGGCAAGGTTTTTAGGTGGAGATATGCCTGTTTGATTGGGTTTTCTCCGTTGATGTCGTAAGAGCATCCATAATTCCTCTCATCAAATGGAGGAAGTTCTTTATTTTTGTATGCTTTAACTTGAAAGGCAATATTTTTCTTTTCATTCAAATACACTTTTTCTACGCGAAGATATGCGTCTTTTACTTCCAATCCAGATGCTGTGGTTTTTGTTACTTGTAGTGCCATAATATTATTTAGTTTAATTGTTTGTGGTTGTTGTTTTTAATTTATCAAGTTCTGCTCTTAATGATTGAACTTCAACAATCAAATCTGGAACAAGTTTAGAATAATCTATTTGCCAATACTGATTATTATCAATTCCTTTTGTAACAGCTTCTGGAATAACATCAGCAAGTTCTTGAGCAAAAACACCTACAGCATTAGAACTATCTGATTTCCAAGTGAAGTCGTGAACTTTTACATCGTTAATGCGAGATTTTTGCGTTATCCCATTATCTTCTTTAAGCCTAATATCAGAAATAATATTGTATGAAACTCCAGTTGTTCCAGATTGAACAACGCCTCCAATATTTACTCCACTTCGGTTGAATGTTAAGAATCCCCATCCAGCAGGTCTTGCATTATTCCCAATGTTAACAACTCCAGTATTTGCCATTGTTATCCCAGCATCTGGAAGTGGAGTATATTCTGGTTGTCCCAATATTAAAAATCCGTCATCTATAACACAGTTATACTCTGTTCCGAGAAACTTGTTTATCGGCAATGGGCCAGATGTAAATCTTTGTTGACCCAACATATTGATTTCACGCGCAACTCCGGGAATTACTCTTACCAAACTATTCATTGGGGCTATGACTGAAGCGTATGAATTTGGCCCAATATTGATATTTGCACTTGTTTGATCAATATAAATACAGTCTGCACCCTGCATTCCTTGTATCAAATTATTTGCAATATATCCAGTTTGTGTATTATTGATAAAAATACCAAATTGAGTTCCAGCATATGGAAATTCGATATAGTTATTTGTAATAGTAAAACCTAAAGCGTTTTTAAGTTGAATTGCTCCAGCAACATTAGTGTCTGAACTTTGAATTAAGTTATTAGAGAAATCTATTGTTGTATATTCTGAATACAAACCAATTGATCCAGCTTTTCCATACGCTAAATTATTGTAATGAGCGCGAACACCAGAACTTCCAGCAATATACGCTCCATATTGTTTGTATCGTCTAAATTTATTTCTAAGAATATTTAGTGAATCGCATTCGTATTCAGTTGCAATTCCAATAGTAAAATCGTCAAATATACAACCTTGAATTGTTATATTACATACTCCAGCAGTAAAACCTAATGAACTTGATAAATTACCAAATTTCATTCCAATCAATCCAGAAGCATTGACTGGATTTCTTAAAAACAAACCTTCAATTACTGTGTTTGAGAAAAATCCTGCATTTATGGTTACGCCTTCATACCAAATCATTTGCGTGTTATCGCCACCATTCCATAACAATGCAGAACCAGCACCTACACCAAGAAGATTCAAAGAAACTCTTCCTGTTGTTGCGCTATAATCAACCTTTAATGTTGATGTAATATTGTAAATTCCAACAGGGAAAAATATAGTAGCATTTATATTATCATCAATGGCAGCTTGAATTGCTGCGGTATCATCTACTGTGCCATCACCCTTTGCGCCATAGTCCTTCACATTGACAACATCACCAAATCTACTTGTCAATGTCCGAGCTGTAATTGATGGGCCAAAAAAAGTAGTTGAAATAGCCGTAGCACTTGATGCGTTGCCAGAGATAGTTCCTCCAGTCACATTCCCTACAAAGCTGTTTGCCGTCACTACGCCAGCGTTGCTCACAGTCATCTGGTCAACGCCACCTACGCCGATGATTGCCTGTGTTCCGTCTGTGGATGCTTTAAAGTTTGCGCTCATAGTTTTAAGAGATTTTTACAATTATTTTTGCTCTTCCATCTTCTTCTATAGAAATAACCTTCCCAACGCAAATCATATATTGATCATATGTTGGATTTTTAACAGAAATTCCTTTTATTTTATTTCCATCTTCTTGAATTGGCAATATGTAATCACCTGCTTCTGCATTAAAAACATTTACAGGAACTTGTCCAGAAAATGCAATTCTATCAACAGTTTTTCTATATGATTCATATGTATCATTCCATTTAGATAATTCAATTTCATACTTGGAAAGTTTTTCTGCATATTCTTCATCTGTTTCACCTTTTTGAATAAGGGTAACATTATCATCTGCAAATTTATCAAAAATCTTATATGGTTTTTCTGGGATTTTACCGATAAAATCTTCAGAACCCCAAGTATCACCACCTACATATGAAGGGTTTGTTGATTTTACCACAAAAGATATTGATTCTGAAAATAAGTTTGTTAATTTCCCATTAACATTTATTCCACAAATGTCACCTTTGTTTATAGTAAATTCTCCATCCTTTACCATATACTCGGCATAATCGGTTCCTGATGCGTTTATTGTTCCACCAGCATTGATTGATCTTCCGGTTCCAAGATTTCTTCCTATACGAACAGAAGTATTTGCAGCATTTGAATTATCACTATCAGCAACAAAGAAACTCGTTCCTGCCGATCCAGTAGCCGCTATTGTTAGAATTTTTGCTGCTGCTGTGTTGTTATTGCCATATATTAGATGAGAACCATCACCGGGGGTTGCAGCGGCAACTGCATCATTGCCAATCTTAACAGACCCATTTGATATAAAAGCTGCTCCTGAAAAAGAACCAGTATTAAAAACAAGGTTTCGGTCTGTTCCAGTTTCTTTGAATGATTGGATATTTGCTCCTTTAGTATTTTCTGAACCTTCAGAACTAAATCCAATCCCAGTCCAATCTGCACCATATCCTCCACCAATTAAATTAATTGAAAATCGCTGATTGCCCCAAACTCCTAAAGGCGCATCAGGATTTAATGTTCCAATCCCGTTAGACAATGACGATTTACCCCAATAATTATAGTCTCGCAATCCACTAATACTCACTCCTTTTGGAGACAGAACCTGCGGCCCTGTTAAAGTTTGAATTGTAACTGTTGCAACAGGAATTGGTGCATACGATGTTCCATTTGCTTCATCCCAAATATCAATCATTAAAGGACGAAATGTATTGCCAATTCCAAAATCGGCAAAAATTCCAAATCCACGATTGAATTGAATTATAGTTTTGTCGAAATTCCAATCACCAGTTCCGGGAGTTGCGTCAAGAATACAAATTGCAGCAATTTCACAAGCGTTTAATTCTCCTCCACGAAAAGTATCTGCTCCAGCGTGTGTAAGAATTGGAATTCCTTGAGCGTAATAGCCATAATTTAACCATTGCCAAGTGCAGTCAATAAATGTATTTCCAATGTTTCCATATGGTTTGTATACACCAATGTTAAGTCCTCGAAATTGAACTCGATTAAATACAACTCTTCCAACATTTTCCATCCCAGAAGAATATCCTGCTGGATAAACTAACCCACTACCAAACGCAAACCCAATTCCAATGTATGGGTCTTCGTAATTAGCTTGCCCAAGAATACCTATGTCTGAAATACTTGAGTAGCACCAGTCTGTATCTTGAAACAAATTTGTAATTACAGGGGATGCTGATGTAAATGCTTTAAGAATGCTTTGCTTGCTTCCGTCACCATACCAATGAAATTGAGTGGTATTTGGTATTGTAACATTGCACAAATATATTCCAATAGGAAAATATAATGCTTTACCAGTATTAATAGCAGCTTGAATTCCAGCAGTATCATCTGCTATTCCATCACCTTTTGCTCCATAATCCTTCACATTTACCACATCAGCGAACCTATTTGCCAACGAACGAGCGGTTGTGCTACCTGTAGCTTTAACAAGACCATTGATATTCCCACTTGCATCTACACTCAACACATCCTGCGTAGTTGCGCCTGCATTGCCCCGTGCCAACTTAATCGTGCCGTCTGGTGACGATGGCACTGCCAAGGTGAAGTTCTGCGTTGCTGTCGGTGATTGTCCGATCTGGACTGCGTTTGCTTTGATGAGACTCATACGATTGTATAGGTGCTACCTGATGGCACTGTTAAAGTGACTCCGGGGTTTACTGTGATTGGGCCTGCTGACATTGCGTTGCGTCCACTTGTGATTGTGTAATCAGTTACCATTACTTGGTCATTCTCGTAGAATACTCCGAAGGTATTTCCACCTACTGGAGCTTTGCCGCCCGTTGTGCCTCCAGCGGCCTCAACTGCGATACGAGCGTAGTAAGCTGCACGATCTGCAATCGCATTCATTGCCGCCTCGCTTGGGCCGCATGGATTGCATTTAGAACTTCTGGAATTTCCGCAACTCATAGTTTTTATCGTTAACGATAGTTTATGTTTCTGTCAAGATGTTTGTTCCACCAATAGATATGGAATCGTCTTCTGGTTGTATCTACTCATCTCCGAGTAGACTAGATTTATGAACCCGTCCCATTGCGGCGGGTAGATCGTCTGACAGCCGAGGCTGCTGGTAGTGCTATATCCTCCTTTATGGATGTTTATCGCAGTCCCCATCGAATCACCTTCACCATCTCGCGTAACAGGGAGTTCTTCTTTTGCGTTAGCAGGTCGTAACGCTGGGTAGCCACCTCCGGGTTTAGAGATACCATGATTGCCTTTACGATAGCGATGCACACCCGTTTTAAGAACAGCAATGCCTTTCTTGTAAACTGATGGATCAGTATTAGCGTTAAACGTAGCGTGAACGCTTGGTGATAGAAGAATGATCGCATCGTCGTAGATACCTCTGTCGTTCTTTCCTTTTGCTCCCATTGAATCGAGGTAGTATCCACGAATCCCGACCAAGCAAACCAAGTCTTCGATACCCGCTTTGATTACCATTGCGAGTGTCTTTTCCTTGGCCTGCTGTGGTCTGGAGCGGGGAATCATTTTCCTTTGCGGATAACGTTGATGAGTCCTACGAGTCCTAGCCCCGCGACGATGATGGACTCTTGAAGTTCTGGTTCCAGCTTCACTCCTACCGCCGTAGCGATTAGGATGATGCCGCGCCATGTGCTATTCTCTGATAGCCGTTCTAATAGTATATTTACGATTTTCATTTTTTAGTTCCTCTTGGTTCTGGCAGTTCGTATGTGAACCGACCATATTGTGTTTCTAGGGAGACTCCAAGCGTTGTGCATCCGGTTAGGAATGCCAATGCGAGAAAAGCAAACGAGATCAAGATTAGTCCAAGTGCCATTTGTTTTGCGCTCATTTTTTCATTATTTGTTTGGTCATGTAGATGCAGGTTAGCACACCAGCGATTATACTGATGATGCCGCCTGCTACTCTAATAGACGCTTCTATTTCTGGTAGCATACTTAC